ATTAGTACAGCGGGGACGTGGTAGTATGGCAGATTTAGTTAAATTCCCAAGGATCATATCGCTTGCCTGGAAGTCTACGAAAGCCCAGAAGTGGGATACCAAAACCAAGACGGCCGGTAGTGGTAAGGTTCGCACGATGACAACGTGGAAATATCCGCAGTATACGATTACCACTGAATTCGCTGTATTAACGCCAGAGGAATATAAGGAGCTCATGGGGTTCTATGCTAAGACAAGGGGTGGCACCATTCCATTCCTTTGGCTAGATCCAGAGGATAACCAAGAGAAAGGCATACGCCTTGGCATTGGGTCTGATGGTTCCTGGCAAGCAGTGCGTAAGTATGGCGACTTCTTGGAGCCTGTTTACCATGTTGAGAATGTAAAGCTCTATGCAGACGGTCATGAGGTTCAATGCGTGAGTGATAAGGGTGTAATCAAGCCGGCTAATGGGGCAAATGTCGCCCCTACGGCCGTTATTACAGCCGACTATACTTACTATTGGCTCGTGCGATTTAGTGGCGATATGACGGCAGAATATGTGTTTACCGACTTCTATAAATCCAAGTCATTCAAGTTAATATCTACCAGATAGGAAGGAGCAGGAATGAAAGACGCAAGCGAGGCGCTTAGACAGCACCTAAATAATGATAAATATTTCTTGTCCTGTGACCTGTATGAGTTGCACCTACGGAGTGGCACATCCTATTACTGGGCTGATGCTGATGCGGACGTATCCTATAACGGACATGTATACAAGTCCAACGGACCGATTATTGTTCGTGATAAGATTGCGACCAACAGCACCGTGAGCGTCGATAAGATGAGCGTTACAATCTCCACTAATGAGCAAGACCAGATTGGCGGTGTGCCAATTATGGCTGTGGCTCACAATGGTGGCTTTGACGGCGCTCAAATGACGCTTAGACGGGCTTTTTTTGACGACGACTATAAGATTATAGGAGTCATTGGCTTATTTACGGGCTTGTGTGAGGTCTCCCAAGGGGGAGGCCTTACATTAAAGCTAAATGTTAAATCTATCGTCCAAAAGCTCAATATCGAATACCCTAATCGGCGTTATTATCCACAGTGCCCATTCAGTATCTACTCTAAGGAGTGTGGTGTTGATATCCATAACTTCCGTAAGCAGGGGAAGGTAACTGGCATAGGCTCTGGACCTAATGCTGTGAGTATCGATATACCATTTGAGAATGGCTACTATGCGGCCGGTGGTATTGATTGGCTGACAGGACCATTGGCTGGTCAATCTACGCAGATTATCAGTAGTAATGACGGCATGATTCTGTATATGAGCGCCTTGGAAGTCAAACCTAGGGTGGGTGACCAATTCTACATTTATGCTGGATGCAATAAGACGCCAGAGGAATGTAAGAAGAAATTCAATAACTGGTCCCGTAATCGAGCGACGCCTTATGTGCCGTTGAAGGAGAGCATACGATGATGATTAATCAAGTAACTGGACAAAAGATTGCCGACGCTGCTAGAGAGTGGCTAGGCACGCCATACGTTAATAATTCCATGGTTAAAGGCCAAGGGGTCGACTGCTCTTATCTATTGGTAGGTGCATTTGTTGACAGTGGCGTCATGGCTCCTGACCGCCTGGTGATTGAGGATTACTCCAATGAGTGGCATTTACATCATTCGGAAGAGAAATATCTGAAATATATCCAGCAGATTGCCGATGAGGTACCTGCTGACAAGCCGTTACAGGTTGGGGATATCTTGCTGTACCAATATGGGCGTTGTATCAGTCATGGCGCTATCTATATGGGTGACGACATCGTGATTCATGCTTTCGTAGACTTGGGTGTGATCCTATCTAAGTTGGACGATACGCTCTTCTACGATGCTAAAGGCCGTAGTCGATTACGGGCTGTATATCGATTGAGGGAGGATGATAAGTAATGGGGTTCTTATTTAACAAGGGCCATAATTCCACCAACCGAGCGGACATGATTGCTGATTTCCAAATCAATACCGCATCATATGGCGAGGTAGTGCCTGAAATTCTAGGGACTACTCGTGTGAGTGGTAACATCATCGATTATGAGGACTTTACGGCACATGAGCATAAAAGCACCACTCGGACTGGTAAAGGTGGCAAGTCAAAACATACTGAAATCACCTACACCTATACGGTCGCGGCAGCGATTGCTCTATGCGAAGGACCTATTCAAGGTGTTGGCCAAGTATGGCGGGATAAGGAAATCTATACCTATCCGAATGAAAAGATTGAGCTGACTTTATTCAAAGGTGATAACGGGCAGGCTCCATGGCCTTATATGACCTCAAAGCACCCTGACAAGGCGTTGCCGTATAGCGGTCTGGCCTATATGGCTGGCGTTGTTGACCTGGGAGACCGTGGTAGCTTGCCACAGTATAACTTTGAAGTCAGAGGGAAGCTCTTAGAGACCGGTGACGGTATCGACGTAAACCCAGCGGATTATATCGAACATGTATTGCAGGCAGTGGGCGCTGATGTAGCGATTGACGGCATTGATAATTTCCGGGCCTATTGTAAGGCGGCCGATATTCTCATTAGTTCGCCTCCTGACCAAAAGAGCACCAAGGCACAGCAAGTGATTAACGATATCGCTGAAATCACTAACTGCCTTGTATTCTGGTCCACTGACCGGCTTAAAATCGTACCACTAGCCGATAAGCCTATTGGTGATTGGTCGCCAGCTAATCAGATTCAGTATGATCTGACCGCTGATGACTTTATCCCAGGGTCTGACGGACAGTTAATTCTGTATAAACGGAAGGATACGAGTGAAGCCTACAATGAGGCCACCGTTGAATTTATCAATCGTGCCAATGGGTACGAGAAGGAGACGGTATCCTTTGAGGTGGTCGCTGATGTCCAAAAGAACGGCCTCAAGCCTGCTAGTAAAAAGACGGCCCACTACTTCTATACGAAGGCGCGGGCACAGTATTATGCTGAACAATTGGCCATGAAGCGCCTGTATCAAAAGACACAGTACACATTCAGACTAGACTGGGCATTCTGCACATTGGAAGTAGGGGATTTGGTGACATTAACCGATGAGACCTGCCAACTCGATAAGCAGATAGTAGTCATCACGGCTGTTAATGAAGCGGCTGATGGTCAGCTGGAGTTCACGGCCGAAGGTAAACTAGCCGGAACATATGCTCCTGCTAGGTATGATGTTCATGAGAATGAACGGCCTTTTATCGACTATAATCAACCAGCACCAAGCGTTAATGATGTGGCTATCTTCCAAACAGTAGGAGACGTAGGCGGGAACCAGGTATTCGTAGGGGTTAATGCTCCGAGTGGCTGGGGTGGCTGTTCTGTGTGGCTGTCTGACAATGATGAAAGCTATCGCCAGATAGGGACTATTAGTCAGCAAGCTCGTATGGGACGCCTACTGACGCCATTAAGTGCATCCAGCGATGAGCTCACTGTAAAGCTCAATACGGGCAGTCTAAAGGGTGGTACTCATGTTGATGCGGAACGTGCTAACACGTTGTCCTGGATAGACGGCGAGGCATTATCGTATGAGACTGCCCAGTTGCAGACGGACGGCTCTTATAAGTTATCCCACTTAGTGCGTGGGCAATATGCTACTGTAGCCTCTAATCATGCTAATGGGGCCCGCTTTATTCGTGTAGATGAGGCTCTATTCCGCTATCCATACCGTAAGGAGGATATTGGTAAGAAGATATACCTCAAATTTACCTCTATGAACTTATTTGGTTCTAATGAACAGGGGTTGGATGAAGTACAGGCTTACCCATATACAATTGTTCCGTACTACATTCCAGAGGTCTCCAATTTAACGCTTTATACCAAGTATTACGAGATTGGTAATGGGGTCCTTTCCTTTGATGTGGTGGCTCAATTCGATACACCAACCATTACTAGCTTGGATACGGTGGAGCTGTGGTATCGTGAACCTGGCCAAGAGTGGAAGTATGGCGGTGCTGGCGAAGGTCAGATTTCCGTGAGTGGCTGTGAGCTGGGTAAGACCTACGAGGTCAAGGTTCAGGTAAAGGATACTCATGGGAATACATCGCAAGGCGTGACGAAGTCGATATTGGTAGAGATGAAGAGCGAAGTGCCGAACGCACCGCAAGGATTCTCTGTATCCTTTAGCGACATGGCCGAGTTCAACTGGCTAGAGGTTCGTAACGCTGACGTAGATTTCTACGAATTACGGACTGACATGAGCGCTGGCAATACTGCTGGATTGATTGCGAAGAGCAACAATACAACTTGCCGAGTGGCTCTTACGGAACGGAGCGCGAAGGTTTATCTGGTAGCCCATAACCCAAGCAAAGGCTATGGTGCGCCTGCAGAATTGACCTATAACGTGCCTGTCCCTAAGAAACCTACCAAGGTTACAGCGACAACTAATATCGGCGGTGTAGGGGTTGTATTTGAAAGCATTCCACCTAATTGCAAAGGTGCCAATGTGTACGTTGATGATACAATCTATTACACAACATCTAATGCGATGAATATACCGCTGACACCTGGTGTCTATCGTGTGAAGGTGGCCTATGTCGATATGTTCGGTGAAGGGCCTCGGACTGATGACCAGCTGGTAACGGTGAAAGCTACGATTCCGGCCGATATGATCACGGAGGAAAGCTTAGCCAATGCCAACCTAGCCGGTAAGGTCAAGGAGGCAGTGGACAACGGCACGGCAGAAATTAAGCAGGAATATACACAGTTAGTAACTGACTTGAATACGGACCCTGCACATTCTAAATTCTCTGCCATTACCCAATTGAATGACGGTCTAGGCCTCACAGTTAAGAAGGATAATATCATTTCAGCTATTAATCTAAGCCCTGAAACGATTACCCTTGACGGCAAGTTTGTCCATATCACTGGCGATACTAAGTTTGATAACAATGTCATCGCTCCTGGTATGATTCAGGCCGGCGCAGTTACAGCCGATAAAATACAAGCGGATTCTCTTAGCTCGATTAGCGCTACAATTGGCAAGTTTCAATCTGCAACCAATGGAGCAAGATTAGTAATTCAAGATAATATATTAGAAGTCTATGACAACAATAATGTATGTCGTGTAAGAATAGGGGTGTTTTAATGAACGGTAAAATTCAAATAAATGGAACAGAATTGAATTTTATTAGTGGTATTTATGTTCAATTCAAAAAATATATTACAGGAACAGCAACAAGAAACGGAGTTTTTACTTATGATATTAGCGATATTAAAAACCCTATTATCATCCCTGTTAAAATTAATTCAGGATATTTATTTGAAAGTTATATCGAAGGGACGCAGTTCAAAGTTAACACATATCTCGCAGAAGATATTATCCCAGAACAAGATCGTGCCTTTAAATTTGCGGTATATGGTGGCTGATATGGCAAAATATCTTGAACTAAAAAATGATTCTGGAGACATTATATTGTCGGATGAATATATTCCATTGACTATTAAAGAAAAACAAAGATTTAGGGATGGAGTTCACCAGTTAGATTTAAATAGTTTTAAAGTGATAGGGTGTGATGGAAGCGCAGAATTGTTCATGGCGGCTAGCGGCATAGGTGTATCTCTGTATATAAAAAATTCAACGGCAGACGTAGTGCTTTATGATGCAACTAATGAATCTTCCGCCCAAGGAGAGTTGGTGGTTTATTCAGATAATGGAACTCCAATTTACTCAAATCGAGATAATCATATCGCTGTATATAATTCTGGGCTTGTTATAGAGTCTGGTCCTATAGCAGTGAATTCAGGCCCTGCTGCAACTGTTTATAAAACCACCAATACAAATAAAAAGTATATTTCTATCTCGCCGTTCTATGGGGTTGGGATGATAGATATGATGGGTCATTTAGGCCCCAGCTATCGAAATATTTACTTTGAAGGGCCTAGTTCTCTTAGGTATGAACAAAGATATTTAGGAACTCAACACGCCGGAGAAACAGGTGGTAGTGGTCATCAAGTATTTGCTGGAGTATATACTCCCTTATATATCTTTGAGCAAGTATTTTAATGACAAGTATTTTAATGAACTGACAAGACACCGAGTATGGGTGTCTTTTTAGATTGTTAAGGATGTGCTTATGAATATCATTAGAAACGAACCAGAGACGCTCCATATCGGAGCAGACTTTAACCGTGGCTATCGAGTTGAGGAAGGCTTTGACCTCACTGGCTGTACAGCTATGATGAAGGTTAGAAGCATCCAGGGGAAGCTCTTAGCGGAGGCAAACTGTACGATTCAGGATCATACAATATTCTGCGTGATTCCTGCAGACGCCACCAAGGCGATTGATGCCAGCAAGTATACAAAGGGCAAGTATGACGTGTTCATTCAGCATGGAGGCGTATATACAAAAGTAATTATGGGGGATATAGCATTTATCCCCGATGTATCCATGCATTAGGAGGTGCGTTAAATGGAAGAAAGAAAAGACTATGAGATTATTAATGTCGAAGCTCGTATTCCTAAGATTATTGATGTGATTATCCCTAATGCCATTGGTCACGGCAGTAGCATGGATTTGTCTAACTACTATGATAAGCAAGAAGTGGATGCTAAGGTTCAGGCGGTAACGCCTGACCTTTCCACCTACGCCACTAAAGCGGAAGTAGAGGCTAAGGTCAGCACTGTAACAGGACAAAAGGGCGACCCTGGTCCTAAAGGGGATAAGGGAGACCCATTTACCTATGCTGATTTCACGTCAGAGCAGTTGGCAGCACTCAAAGGACCAAAGGGCGACCAAGGTATTCCAGGCGTTGCTGGTCCTCAAGGTCAACAAGGACCTCAAGGGCTTAAAGGGGAACAAGGTCCAGTTGGTCCTGTTGGTCCAAAAGGTGAACCAGGTATCCAAGGCTTGCAAGGTCCAGTCGGTCCTAAAGGCGATAAAGGGGAGCAAGGTCAACAAGGCATCCAAGGTCCAGTTGGTCCACAGGGGCCAAAAGGGGAACCCCTTAGATTTAGCGATTTAACCCCTGACCAAATCGCCCAACTAAAAGGACCGAAAGGCGACCCAGGACCGCAAGGACCTGCCGGGGTAGGCGGTTCAGGTGGTGGCAGTGTTGACCTATCGCAATATGCTAAAAAGACAGACCTCAATAACTATTTATCTAGGACAGACGCCAATAACAACTACGCACAAAAGGGGTGGTCCTCACAGACCTTTGCCTATAAAGGTGATTTGGGCGCTTTTATTAGAAAGAATGAAATTGGCCAATACGCCTTAACGCCTGGCGATGCGGCTAGCCGTTATGTTAATAATATCCAGGCTCAAAGCTTTGCCAAGTATGCAGACCTTGGGAATTATCGGACAGTCAAGGATGCGGATAATCTGTATGTTAAAAAAGTAGATATAAACAACTATATCAAGATGCTTGGCGACCCTGTATACCTCAAGAAAGCTGACGCCTCTACTACCTATGTGGCTAAAGCGGACTATGACAAGGACATGACTGCATTAAAGGCTAGCGGTGGTAGTGCTGACCTATCCAATTACTATACGAAGTCAGAGGTTGATGACAAAGTTAGTAATACGGATATTTCAGGATTTATCAGCACTTTAAGAGCAGGCAACATTCCTGTTGATGATACTAGCCTTTCAGGAGTATTGACGCTTTTAGCAAAAAGTATTCTTGGCTTCAAATCCGACAGTGAAATTGTATCTCAATATCCGCTAGTATTGCCGACATGGGAAGATGGTGCTACAGAAGTACAGTTTGAAAATCTATACCCTGGCACTAAATTACGCATTGACGGCACGGAACACACAGTTAATAACAACGGCATGGTTACTTACACATTGCCGACCGATAAGACCAAGGTAAAAGTAGAATACTGTAATGTATCTGGTGTTCCGTTGCCTACTGGTCAAGAATACTACTTACAAAAGGCAGAAGACCCTGACAAGGATGCTATGCCTGAAGTGTTCACCGCCGATAACGGCACTTGGACATTAAAAGGTAGGACATTGACTTGGGCAACTAAACCATACACCAAGGCTACTGCAGCCGCTCCTGCTGGGCTTGTCGCTAAGCTAGATAGCAATGTAGATAGATTTATAATCGATTGCGACAACGGCACTGGTACAGATAATGCGTTGGCACAGTCAAACGCTGAAAGGACAGTACTCAATATTCGTCCGCAAACTATAAAGGTCTTAAATCCAAAAAATGCTTTCATATCATTTGATGTGGCGTTAACAGGGCGAGGGTCTAACATGAACTTGTATTATAACGGAACGAATGTGAACGATGATTATCACTATCCTGGCAATGTTAACTTGCTAATGGCTGGTGATACACCACGGCTAGACATATTGTAAGGGGTGATTGAATGTGGACATGGCAATTCCAATTAGATGATATTCTGACCACTGTAACGATCATTGGCGTTATTGGTGGTGCAGGGTATCGGCTTTTAGTTGCCCCTGTGCTGAATCGTATCAGCGACGAACGACTGCAGGATAACCTCCTGTTCAACGAACGCATGAATTCCCTCTTGGATACTCTTAAAGAGCTAAAAGAGGAAATCAAACTAAGTAGGGAGCAAAGGGCAAAGCAGTACTCCGCTCATCTGCAGTTACAGGCACGAGTCAAGGGGCTAGAGGCTAGAGTTGATGAGCTTAGGGGGGATATTCATGAACATATCTCAAAGACTCATTAACTCTCTAAAAAATTCATACAATTCCATGAGGGTGGCTAATATCCACCCCACTGGAATGTGGGCAACCAGGGCACTAGTACTAGTCATGCTAGTGCCTATTTTATTAGTCGTGGTGGCTTATATCATGGCTTTTACCGTTGGCTATGTATCTGATGACATTGCCAAGCTAATCAGTGTAGGTATAAACCTCATTGACCATATCTTTATCCCAAGTGTTCTGACTGCCTTAGTGGGATTCTTAGCACTATGGATAGATAAGGACGGCGACGGCATTCCTGACAAATTAGAAGAGCCACCTAAGCTACCAATTAACCTAGAAAGGGGGATAACCAATGACAGAGATAACTCTACAGACCCTAAATGATTACTGTAGCCGTGCAGTAGGTGCTATTAATAAAATCTACTTGCATTGGTCAGCAGGGCGATACACTCAACAATTCGACGATTACCACATTAACATTGACGGCGATGGTCGGATATATATTGATGGCGAACTCACCGCCCATAAGAACCATACCTATATGAGGAATACTGGAGCGGTGGGTATCGCTCTTGATTGTGCCTATGGTGCTACAGGCGTTGATAACCTGGGCGACTATGCTCCGACCGATGCACAAATTGAAACCATTGCCCAAGTGGTGGCGGTATTATGTGTAGATCTAGGGCTACCATGTGATATTAACCATGTAATGACCCATGCAGAGGCAGCGGACAACATGGACGGCGAGTATCCATGCGACCCTTACGGACCTAATTCCACGTGTGAGCGGTGGGATTTATTGGTGGTCTATGAGGGAGACCAACCATGGAGCGGTGGCGATATTATCCGCTCTAAAGCTAAATTTTACGCCGAGCAGTGGGGTTCTAATATCTAGGGGGTATTTATGTATGACAAAGTTAAAGAACTGGTACAAGCGAAACCATTGTACTTTGTGGGCATTGGTATTGTGCTTATTGGCGTCATTGCTTTTATCCTGGTCAGTCCGAGCGGACGAGCCGACAGAGACTATCACGATTCCATTAACACAGTGGAACGAGCTCAAGAGCAACAACGCAAAAGCCTTGACCTTAATCAGGGAATCCAAGATGCCGTTGACCGAAGTACAGAGCTTAACCGCCAATCAGCAGAAAGAATTGAGCGAATTGAAGAGTATCAACGAGCAACAGTTGAGCGAATTAACGAAAGCCAAAAGCGACTTACAGACGCAGAAGAGCTACTTGAGCGAAACGAACAAATATTTAGAGACATTGAAAGCAGACCTCAAGCGCAACAGGGCGACAGAAAGACGCCTTGAACGGCAACGTAACACATGGGCAGTTGTCGCTGGTGGAATCCTGGTGGCAAGGTTACTAAAATAGAATAGACATAAAGTAGAGCCTATCGATTGATTTCGGTAGGCTTTATTTTTGGGGGATAAATTTCGTCAGCTCTAAGCAAAATAAAAAATCTCCGCTTATGATTTTATGCGGAGAAACTAAAAACGCCGTACAGGCGATATATGGGCGATTAAACAAGAATACCCCTAATCTACTATAAAAAGTTAGTAAATTAGGGGTATTTTTCTGTTATTTTAGTTGCGCATATCACGATAAAGTGTTATAATATAGACATAGGGAAGGAGGTGATGCCATTGAAGAA